GGTAGGCGGTGCCAGTGCTGATGATGCGGGGCTGACACCAAACTACTTGGTATCTGCCGGAGTTGTGGGTACAGTAACGATTACATAGGAGTTCACATGAAACACGAAGATATTAAGAAGGACAAGCCGCTCATGGAAAAGATTGCCAAGAAGGCGGTCAAAGGCCACGAGAAGCGTATGCACAAGATGGCCAAAGGCGGTGTGACTTCAGAACAAATGAAGAGCATGGGCCGCAATCTGGCACGTGTTGCCAACCAAAAATCGGGCTAATCATGGCTAAATTTTCTCAAAAGCAGGGCGGCAAAGAAGTAGGCCAAGCTGCTGTTTACGCGGAGCCACATACTATGGACGGTAAAGCAATTAAGGCAATGCCTTCGCAGGGCGAGTCTGGTGCCAAGTGCATGGACAAGATGAATATCTCTGTGGGCGGTATCAGCAAGGGCAACTACAAAGAGACCAAAACCTCGGGCATTAAAACTCGCGGTAATGGCGCTGCTACTAAAGGCACGATGGCTCGTGGTCCGATGGGTTAATCATGACGTACAACGAACTGTTCATTGCGGTTAAGAACTACCTTCAAAACGATTTCCCCACAAATACGTGGACGAACGTAGCAGGTACAGGCACGACCACGTCTGACGGCACTGAACAGATCAACTTGTTTATTTCGCAAGCGGAAGAGCGCATCTATAACACGGTGCAGATTCCCGCCCTGCGCAAGAACGTCACAGGTTTAACAACCAACGGCAACAAGTATCTCTCCTGCCCCGGCGACTTCTTGTCGGTGTTCTCGATGGCGGTGATTGACGCTACCGGCAACTATGAGTATTTGCTGAACAAAGATGTGAACTTCATCCGCGCAGCGTACCCCAACCCCACCGAGTCAGGCATCCCACGGTATTACGCCTTGTTTGGTCCCACTGTTGTGACCAGCGTTATTACGGACGAGTTGAGCTTCATCCTTGGACCTACGCCTGACGCTGCGTATACGATAGAGTTGCATTACAACTACTACCCTGAGTCAATCACGGTGGCGGCTGACGGACGTACGTGGCTGGGCGACAACTACTCGCCGGTTCTGCTGTATGGCGCGATGCTGGAAGCTTACATCTTCTTGAAGGGCGAAGTTGACATGATGGCGACTTACAAAGGTAAGTACGACGAAGCTCTGTCTCAGTTGAACCGTCTGGGTACAGGTCTTGAGCGTGGTGATGCGTACCGTGATGGTCAGGCTAAGATTAAGGTCAACCCATGAGTATTCAGCAAGGTCTGACGAACAGTTTCAAACAAGAGATGCTCCAAGCGGGGCAGAACTTGGCGACCGACACGTTGAAGATGGCGTTGTATACGGCGTTCTCTGATATTGGGCAGTTGACTACGGTGTATACAACAACGAACGAAGTTACCGGTACGGGCTACACAGCGGGTGGGGTTGCGGTCACGGGAGCAACGATCAGTACACAAACGACTGGCCCCAACGCCGGCACGGTGTACGTAGATTTTGCCAATGTGTCGTGGCCGGGAGCCAACTTTACCGCCCGTGGGGCGTTGATCTACAACGTGACTCGCAGCAACAAGTCGGTAGCTGTATTGGACTTTGGTTCGGATAAAACTTTTAGCAGTGTGAGCAATACCGTTACGATGCCAGCAAACACGGCAACGACGGCACTAATTCGTTTTCCTTGAGGAGCTAGGTATGAACAACGTAAAAGCAATTGCGGGCGACAGTGTTGATGCCGCAGTAATCAGACCCACCGCAGGATTTGAACAAGTTCATGCTGGCGGCGTATTCCACATTCTTTGCTACGACAAAGACGGTAACCTGAAGTGGGAAGAAAAAGGCCCCAACCTTGTGGTAAACACAGGTCTGCAATACATGGTCTCTACCTCGCTGGATGCCGCTGCGCAGACGACTGTGTGGTATCTGGGTTTGATTAGCACTCTGACTTCAATCGTTGGTGGCGATACCATGGCTTCACACGCCGGTTGGACTGAAGATACTACTTATTCGCAAGCAAACCGTCCGACAGCAACATTTGGTACAGCAACAACTGCGAACCCATCGGTGCTTGATAACTCTGCATCGGTAGCTGTGTTCTCTATTAACGGCACAACCACCATCAACGGCGCGTTTCTAACCAGCAACAACACCAAAGGCGGCAGCACAGGCACGTTGTTTTCAGCCAAAGCATTTACTGGCGGCGCTCGTTCAGTGATAAGTGGTGACACTCTGAATGTGACTTACACCTTCAGCTTGACCGGTACCTAATCATGAAGATTGATTTTTCTTTTGATACTCAGTATGGCAAGTTCTGCGATGCTTTGCATTTACCAGACGATCATGCGTTTACTGAGGTAGAAATTGAGGCGATGAAACAGCAACGGTTAGACAACTGGATAGCCGTTGTTTCATACGTCCCCACGGAAGAAGAAGTAGTGCAAGAACCACCGGTGGAGTAATGAATGGCAGATCGCTATTGGGTTGGTGGCACAGGTACATGGAGTAGCAGTAACACAGGTAACTGGTCTACTTCCTCTGGCG